GCTACACGCTAATGCAGGGCACCAGCAGCACCATGGCGATGAACCCCACCATTTTCAAGCAACTGTCCTATGAGCCCTTGAAGACCCTGGTGCCGGTGTCGTTGGTGGCCGGCGTGCCATTCGTGCTGACGGTCAATCCGACTTTGCCGGTGCAGAGCGTGGCGGATCTGATGGCGCTCGCTATGAAGAGGTTCGCCGAGGGCAAGCCGTTGACCTACGGTTCCGGAGGCGTCGGCGCGTTCCATCATCTCTGCGCCGAGCTGTTCAGCAGCCTGACCGGCATCAAAATGACCCATGTCCCCTACCGGGGCAGCGCGCCGTCCACCATGGCGCTGATCTCAGGCCAGATCGACGTACTGTTCGTCGACCTCGGGCCGATGTTGCCGCAGATTAGGGCCGGCAAGGCCCGCGTCCTCGGCATCACCAGCGACAGGGCCTTCCCGACGGCGCCAGACATCAAGCCGATTGCCGAGGTCGGTCTGCCGACTTGGCCGAACACCGTTGCCTGGCAGATGCTGCTGGCGCCGGGCGGCACGCCGAAGCCGATCCTCGAAAAGCTGAACAAGGACGTGAACGCCGCTGTCCACTCGCCGGAGATGAACACGCCCCTGGAAAAGCTCGGCATGATCGGGCTCGGCGACAAGTCGCTGGAGCAACTCGACACCTATGTGAAGTCGGAAACCGTGCGCTGGGCCAAGGTCATCAAGAACGCCAACTTAGCGGGCACCCAGTAGCCGCGGCGCAACCGCGCTGGCGCAGCGGCGCCACGCAGTTGCTGTTTGTTGCCAGTACGGCGCGCGGGCCTGCGATCTCTTTCACATGGAGCTTTAGACGAGCAATCGGCGCTCGACGTCATCGTAGAGCGCCAAAGGTGATGATTTGTCAAACGGGATGTCCGCTTTACCCCCGAAAGCGGACACTGCCTGCGCGTTTATGAGTACGCGTCCTAATAACCGATTTTCGGGTATCGTATTGGGCCGGCAAAAGTCCCGCTCGATGATCGGGCGTTCTGGTGCTGGCGCAAAAGCCGGGAAGAAATTAATCGCGCGTCACCGCCCGGCCCCAAGTGCCGCTTGGCATCACCAACCGGTCTCCCTTCCCTGTCCGTTAGAACAACAAAATTGTCGGCATTTACGCAGTACCAGCCTTCGGCGATTTTGCCGGGATCCTTGCCTCGCGGTGCCCGAGTTTGAATTATGATCTTGTGAACCTCATCAGACATAGTTGGCCTTCGGATATTCGATTTCTCCGCGCCAGCGATTGCTGAATGATCGGGTCGAGGCGTGGCGCAACATCATCAGGGCGTAGCGCGTCGCGCACATCAGATCGTCGCCCTCTTTCACAACCTTGCCGTCCTTGCGGTGATACAGACGAAACTCCTCCCACCAATCCAGATGCTCTTTGAAGACTTTCAGTTTGCCGGTTCGCATGCGGTCGAGCATAGCCATTAGGCCGGCCTCGACACTGACCGAGCCATCTTCGAACTGCGCGTGCTCGGGCAGCATGTTGAGGCCCTGATCTCTGTATTGCTCAGCAAGTGCAATGCCGGCGCCTTCTAATGTTTCTCGCTTGCCGTCACGCGGCCAGGCCCAGCGAAGATCCTTGCCCCAGGAGCGAAGTGCTGCGGCGTGTTCGATTGGTGTTGACTCTTTCAATCGATGGCATCGGGCGACATAAACAGTGTCGGTGTCGCGGTCCCAAACAAGCTCCGCAGCGGCGAACGGATGGTCCCAACCGAAATCCATTCCGCCGATACGCGGCCAATGGTTGGGGAAGTCGCGGTGTTCGATTGCGATCTTGGGTTCCTCAAGCGGGAAGATGCGCCCAGAGCCGAGAATGGGCACGCCTTTTGTTCGAGCTTCAAGTTCGTGTTTGGGATAGCTATCGATAATCCTTTGCTTTTCTTCGGGCGTGTAGTGCGTAACGTCATCGATGGCCATAAACGTGGTGTGCCGATCCGGCGACTTTTCGTGCAAGAACCGGCGTACGACTTCTGAAACCCCCAATAGGGGTGTGAAGGTCATAAACACCGGCTTGTTGCCGATGTTCGTGCGTGTCAGCAGCTCGATGTAAATCCCGCTGTCGCATTCCTCGTCGGCCCAGGCCCAGTCTAAAGTCTCGCCTTGAAAGGCCTCGCGGCCGGCCAGATACGACTTCAGACCAATCAACGATACGCCGCCCGAGACGTGCTGAACCTTGATGGTGCCGACCAGATCGGCAATGCCGCGGGCCGTCACTACCTCAAGGATCGCGGCTTTTGGAATTGCCCCGGTGCCAATCGCGCCAGCTCGGCCGAGCATAACGCGCTGCACGGTATCTCTCACAACTTCTCCGGAAACGCCGCAACACCAGCCCACCGTGGGGCCATCAAATCGATACCCGCACCACCAGTCGGGATATTTGCCGTGGGCGTGCATTGCTGCTTCAAAACCACCGGCCAAGGTTTTGCCCAGCTGATTGCCGGCACACATCAGCCTCTCACGATGCTTGGCGCCGGCATTGTGGAAAGCGAGTTGTTTTTCGTAGGGCCGATAGTAAGCCAACCGATTTTCAGTTAAGCGACGGCTCTTCTCCGCTTCCAAGCTCGCGAGCACGGCTGGAGATATATTGCTTGGCAAACTCAATGAACTGGTCGAGCTCGACATCCGGGATTTCCATTAAATGAGTTTCGGTGATTTCGAATTCTTTCGGCATCAAATAGGCCGCAGTTTTTAGATACTCGTGCGGCTTCTCGACTCGCACGATCTTGATGACCTCGGCGCCGTGTTGTTCAAAGTCAGTCGCGAACGCCTCAAGAAAGGCCTGGCTTAATTTGTTGCGTGCGCCCCTCGCGCGGCCACCTGTTTTAGGACGGCCCTTCTCAAATAGGCTCATTCATTACCTCCAATCTTCCAACAAGACGACATTGCTGTGCTGTCTGAGTTCTAGCTTACGCGCCCGCTCAGGACTTGATTGTTGCGATTGTCGTTTTGAAAGAGAAACCGTAACCAACGGAATAGGCGCCTCATGCGACCGAACCGCCTTCAATCACTCGAAAGCGGGGCTGGGATTTTTCAGCAAATTCGTCTGCTTCAATCTCAGCCTTAACTTCGGCAATCGGAGGAGTGGCGGATTCGGCAATCAGTTTGTAAATGTGACGGTCTTCCGGGCGGATACTGGGGCTTTCCGAAAGGTCAAACAAAACATCTTCGGCAAGCTTGGCATTCTCATCGGGCAGTGCGCAGTGGAGAGCGATAAAAACGCCGCCGATAATCCGCTTCATCTGGTTGTCCATTTTAGTTCCTCATAATTCAAGCTGCCGCGCGCCAGCTTCTAATCTTTGTCGGGTGACAGCTAGGCCCGGCGTGTTTGCGTCTGCGAGCGACTACCCGCTCGGCGGTAAGCTTTGGCATCTTGTGGGTATCGGGGGGTGTCAGGTCCCGATACAAATATTGCTTAGGTTCGGCGCGGGCTTCGATGCGCGCGTGATGGCCCTCGACCAGCTCCAGGGCGTAGGCTCGACGGCCGATTTCTTTCAGGCGTCCCGCTGCCCGCCTGTCAGCATCCTCGGCAAGGCCATCGACAATGCGACTCCGTCCTGGCCACTTGCCGGCGCTTAAGAAATCTCTTAGGGGCGGTTCGCTAAACTCTGGGCGTGGCGGCCTGTGATGAAAAATGTGGCGCGATAACTGACGCGGACCGAAGCAGTCATATAGTCCAGCCGCCCTATCAGTCGCTCTATGATGCCACGGCTCATAGGGCACCTCTTTCATTTCGAGCCGCGCAATTGCCCGCTCTGCGCTTTCCAGACTGTAATGCGCTTTGGCTGCGATCTCTGCGGCAGCTGCACCGGAATGACTGAACAGATATCTGTCAGCCCTGGTTTGACCACCCATGCCGCGATAGCGCCAACGCTGGCATTCCTCGCCGATGGATTTCATGATCCACCAGCGGGCATATGTGCTCAGTCGGGTATTGCGCGAGAAGTCATACCTGTTGATTGCATCCCCCAGCCCCGCAAGACCGGCGGCAACCCTCTCGTCAAAGCTCGGGCCATAGAAGGCTCGGCCATATTTCCTCTGATTGCCGGCTATGCCCCTCACCAACCACAGCAGGGACCGGATTAGCTGGTCGCCGGCAGACTTGTCGCCAGCCCGATAGGCGCGGATCAGGTCGGCTTCTTCAAAGCCGCGGAGGCGTTTTTCCGAGCATCGCTTGGACAGATAGAGGCCGGCGCCGGTGAAGTCCTCATTGTAGTTTTGGTCAAGACCGCGCTCGCCTTCCCAGGCATCGCTGCCAGTTCGCCGCCAGACCTTTTCCCGAGACTCTTTCTGATCTGTCTCTAGCGGTCCTTCAAACCTGTCGCTCTCATCAAATTCGTCATCCAAATTGATAAAATCTTCGCTGCCGGCACCATCCGGCGGTAAATTGCTCATATTGGCTCAAATGAATTTAATCGCCGCTGGTAGGCGCGGCCCCCAAGCACACACCCTCTCACTTTAAATATACGCACCGGTACACGTTTTGTTCTATCCCGGCCACATTAAATTTTGTTAATTCTCAATGGCTTATGGATTTTGCCTTCGCCGACCGCCGCCGTATTGGGAAGGTTCGGTACTTATGAAATAGGGGGCCCCATTTAATAGGCAGAAGGTACCCCTCAGCCCTCCTTTTATTGCTGGCATAGGCCGGCATTGAATCGGGAGGGTGCCCCAGGATTCGCGTCCGGGCGGCGGGTATCATTCCGCGGCCTCACACTGGAAAGCATCAGCGGCCTTCTGGCTGGCTCTGCCGCCCCTCTGGCGGCGCGCATCGGTCTCAACGAAACAAGCGACAGCATCCTTAGCCCGCGTGAGGTTCGTCGTGTCCGACGCGCTACCGTCCAGCCATCGCACCCGCCACATGCCGGGATAGCGGCCATCGAGGAATACCCGGCCGAGCTTACGGCGATCAAACTTCACCACCCAATCGGCGCCGTCGCGTGTCCAATGCAATTGCATGCTCCCAATGAATAAAGAGCCCCGAAACGAGGGGCTCTAAGGTTTCCAAAATCACTTGTGTCTTACGCAGCGACGTCGAAAGGGCGCTTGATCCGCTGCACTGTGCTTGGATCAACGTTGAACTTGGCCGCAGTCTTACGCACGCTGCTGCCGGCCTTGAGGGCGTCAAGGATTCGCTGTTCTAGCTCTTCCGCTATCCGTGGCCGTCCAAGCTGTTTGCCTTCACTGACGGCCCGCTTGAGCCCAGCACGGACTCGTTCCTGAATCATGGCGCGTTCGAATTCGGCAAACACGCCCATCATCTGAAACATGGCCTTGCCGCCTGGGGTGGTCGTGTCCAAACCCTGTTGGTGCAAGAACAGATCAATGCGCAGGGCGTGCAGCTCGGATAGGAACGCAGCAAGGTCTTGCAGGCTGCGGCCAAGCCTATCGACCGACCAGGCCATCACCACGTCGAACTTGCGTTGTGCGGCGTCCCGGCAGAGCCTATCGAACGCTGGGCGCCCATCCCGGCCTTTAGCGCCGCTAATGCCGTGGTCTTTGTAGACGTGGGTGATTTCACACCCCATCCGCTCGGCAACCTCGCGCAATTCGCGCTCTTGATTGGCCGTGGTCTGATCGAGCGTCGAAACCCGGAGATAGAGAACAGCGCGTTTCATCGGAACCCCCCCCGTTGCTACGCCGGCAACCTAGCATGACCGTGGGGAAAATCAACATATTTTGCCTACATCATCTCGGCTTGTTGAAAACCTACGTTTTGCGGGCCTTTATGATTGCGATTTTCGCGGGGGTTATTCCGTACAGTCCTCCGCCCTTGAGCTGCCAGATTCCGGGCAAGCCTCGGCCCCTGGTACTGCGCCCAATGGGCTCGGCATAGCGCAATAGCGCCCGCCTTACCGACCAGCGATGCCAGCAATCATGACGCTGCAATTGCGGATAAGCCCAGGGCAATAGCTCAGTCATGGTCATTGGTCGGCTAGTCGCAATGAATGCGCGATGAACCTGGCGCATGACCCGGCCCTCACGCGAAGCAGACGCAATAAATGATTGCCTGGCTCTAGCAATCGAGCGCGTGCGCCAACTATTGCCGCCAACGCGCTTGTTAATTCCAGTCAAACCAAATTGCATGTTTGTTCCTGCTTGCCCTTCCAAGTGACTTCCAAGTGACTTCCAAGTGACTGCGAAGTGGCTTCCAACCGGGGGTGTGCAGCCTGCCAACCTATAGGACTTGGCAACTTCGTAGCTTGGAAGTTGCCCAAGTGGTCCTATAGGGGTTTGCGACTATCTCAGCCCCCTAATTCTCGGGCGCCTGACAGCAAACACTTCTTTGCCTTTGACGGCGGGCCAACGGTTTTCCCAATGTGGATTTTGTTGGCGTTGAGAAGCCGGCCCATGGACTCGAACAGGTCCCGCTTGCGGACTCGCTCTTTCTTGGTCTCTGGCAGCTCGGCGATAAGCGACGGGCCAAATTCGGGGCTGTTTTCACCCGCGATTGCATCGCGCCCTTGTTCAAGAAGCTTGCCAAGCCCGCATAAAAAAATCTCATCGACTCGGGCTTCGTGCGCTAGCTTATCAAGGCTGGAAAGGCCGCATTCCGGCAGGAACAGGCCATTTTGATATCGGACCACAACGGAATCGCCGCTTGGTCCGTATTGGTTCTTCTTGAATTGCAATTCGCGCAAGTCACCGTCTGGCTGCTCACCGTTATCCGGCTTGATGCCCTTGAGATATTGCCGAAACCGGAAAGCGCCGTGCCATGCTGTTGATCCAGAAATTCCGGTCCCGGAGGCGATGCCCTGTAGGCTTGGATGGCTCAGTACAGTAACCGAGCCGCCTGCAACCATTGCTAGGGCCTGCATGTGCATCGCAAAGGCATAGACCTGGACGCGATCAATTTCGTTGCCGGCAAATGCGCGAGACAGAGTGTCGATAGAGATATTCCTCGGCTTAATGTCGCCCGCCGCCTGATAGAGCTGTTGATAGAGAGTAGTGGTTTCGACTTTGCCGGCCCTGCTTAGTGTGCAGAGCGTTGCATCTTCTCCCAGCATGGAGCGAACATAGAGGCCGTCAGCAATGAGCTGTTTAAATGTCACGCTATAGTGTGCGGCAATCGCATGAAGCCGGCGCCGAATTTCGTCGG